ACTTATGTTTTCAAACGTCAGTATTTTTTTCATAAATCTTTAGCCATTGAATAGTTATCCTTTTTTTTACGTGGTACTAAACCAACTTGTTTAAAATCATTCCATGATACTTTAAACATTAATCTAACATGGCATCCTAACTCACCCGGTGGCACGTCTTGCCAATTATACCCGGTTGGGTTTGCTTTGTATTTATCAAAAATTTCTTTGCCAAATATAGCCGCTTGCGAAATGATCCAATCAAATAAAAGTCTATTTGCAAATGATTGTTTTTTAAATACTAACTTTTGAATGCCGTGTGATAACTCACCAACTGCAACAACTGCATAGAAATGTACAGCATCATCATTTCGAGTAACCCAGTCAGTTTGCTTTTTGGTCAAAATTTGTCCACTAAGACTAAAAGATAATAATATTAGTAAAAGTGTTTTCATTAGTTGGTGACTGCTTTAATTACTGCAAAGTTGAAAACTGGTGCTTCACTTGTAGTTCCTCCTGTTGTAGCAAATGTTATTTGACATGAACCTGCTGCCGTATTACTAACCAAAATAATATATTTATCAGTGCCGCTTTTTTGTGTAACATGTACAACGTCTGTGGCTGCAATGGCTGAATTAGTCATTGTAAAACTATTATATGTAGCAGAACCAGCCGTTGAAAATAATGTTATAGCACCGTTAATAGTATTTATTGTTACGCCTGTTGTTCGACTTGTTCCTTGTGTTACTGTACTACCTGACCCAACTGCATAGCCAATCCCCGCCGTTTTTGATGTACTAACCACGCTTGAGGTACTTAAAACACCAACAAATGTACCCTCACCCGTTGCATTTACAGTTGTTAATGTGCTTGCACCTGTAACGTTTAATGTACCGTTGTTTCTTAATCCTGTTAATGTTGATGTACTTGAAACGCTTGCTGTTCCAGTAACGTGCAAATTAGCCTGAGGAGTAAGTACGCTGTTAACCACTACTTTTCCAGTAAAATATTGTTCGTTAGCATAAAATTGAGCTTGTGCTACATTGTTTACTTTTACAACTACTGGCTGTCCACTAGGACACATTAAATTTAATTGACCTGTACTTGTAACAGAAGGAGTAACAACACCGCCAGTTACCGTTCCTGAACTTGATATACTTGCCGTTCCTGTAACGTCTAAAGTTGCACTAGGAGCCGTTACTAAACTACCAACCCTTATTTTGTCTGCGAAGTAAACTGAGTTTAATGTGTTTATTCTTATCGCACTCGTTCCAGTACCACTTGTTCTTCCTATAAAAAAATTATCCAAAGAAGTTCCTGACGGAGTATTGTTTTGAATATACCAAGTGTTGCCAGTTATTGAGTTTTGAAACATTACTCTTCCATTATAGTATCCTTTCATCATAATGTCAGGATTAGCACCATTGATAGATCCTCCACCCTCCATAATAAATGTTGGGGTAAATCCAACGCTATCACCGTAAATCTTTAACAACTGAGAACCCAAGTTAACCGAGGTAGTTGCTCCTGTATAAGGAACGTAACCAGCTAATGAAGGTTTACCTGATATTTTAGAATAAGGGATTTGCGGGGTATATGTTAATACTCCATTTGTTCCTGTTGTAATTACTAGGCTTCCAGTAGCTCCCGATTGCTCAATTTGTTTGAACTTTAATAGTGTTTGACTTTGTAATCCAAATGAAATTAAAAGTAATGCTATTATTTTTTTCATGTTAATATGCGTATGTTATTATTACTTCATCACTTGCCAGTGCATTAGTAAATGTTATTGTACTTCCAGCTATTGTATAGGCTGATGTTGTTTGCCCATTTATAGACACGTTATAAATAACAAGCGGTGTGTGAACCGTTGATTGTGTTGTTCCTGTTACGGTGTACGTTTCAGTTACTGTTGTTAAGTCATTTACAATTAACACGTCCCCGGGATATTTAGTGAATAATAAATTATTGTTTTGGTCATATACTTTTACTCCGTTGTTTGGATCGGGATTAGCAATACCACTCATAGGTATTCTGCACAAATCCCAGTCCAAGAACTGTTTTACTTTTATGGTACAATACCATCCGCATACATCATCATTAAAAGAATGATTAAAGTCGGTCAATACAACGTTCTCGTCTATCGAAAATGTGACATTGGCATTAAACTTTGTTTGGCGTAACCATATAATAAAATCACCCGCAATTTGTTTTAAGTCACTTAACTGCTCAACATCTCTACCCTCATGCAATTTGTGCTGTGACATAAACCACATCTTGAAATCGTATGTGTCAAGTTTTGCAGCAATGTTTGAAGCCTGAAGCTCAGCAACCATCAAGGGGTATTTAATGCCTCCTTTTTTGGATTCATGTTCGCCAGCAACACCAAAATAAAAGTTACCCTTTAGATTGTAATGGTTGGTTGCAAACTCTTGAAACAGGTTCACTATGTTGTTTAAAGTATACATTCAGAGTATCTTTGTTTTTTTCTAAGTATTTTTTCTTTTTCTTTTCGTATTCCTTTTTCTTCTTTCCCATTAGATACCCTCGTTATTGAATTTATCAATGCTCCTTAAGTCATCCGTTCTAATCTGACTAAGTTTGTTAGGTAAAAATATTGGACAATCATAAGCCGTGTCATTTGGAATTACCCGGTAAACTCCGCTTCGTGTCCAGTATTTAGGGTAAAGCGTTGGATTATCCTTTATATAGTTTATCATCAATTGACCGTATGCAGCCGCTTTATTTCTCCACTCATCAATTAATGATTCTGTTTCTGTTTCTGAAATTGATGTACCGTTTTCGCTTGTGGCTGTCATAATACCCTTATTGGTGTATCTGAATTTAAACGTGCGTACACTTTCAGATAGCACATAAAAGCGCATACACTTAAGTATGTAGCTTTCAAGTAGTATTAAATTATTAGGTGATAACGATGTTGTTGGGGTTGACTGTGTTATAATCTCATCATACAAATCATGCCCAAGCAAAGGCAAAATATAAATATCTTGAACCCACTCTATTACAGGCGTTAATATTTTCATATCAACATTATCCCCAATAACTGTGGTTTTCTTTAGATAGTCCTCTGTTATTAATAGTTGTGCCATTAGAAAAATTCGTTTTGGTATTTAATCCATGTTGGTGGATTAGGGTTAAACAATTTCTTATAATCATTCAGGACACTTTCATTTGATTTGATCATAGTTTTTACACCCTTAATTTTCTCAACGCCCCTTACTTCGTAAACCTTATTAAATTGCGCTTCTGTTGTTTCTATTTCCAAAACCACATCTGGATAGTAGCTGTTTAGCTCCACGCCCTTTCTTAATAATCTATACCCAAGAACACCTTCAATAATTGTATTTTTTGTTTTGCTAGTAACATCTGCCAATAGTTTGTACAAGGCGTTTTCGTAACCGTATTTTATATAGTCATCAGTATGTATTACTTCGTGATTATAGGCATTCAATGTTTTTGCAATGGTTGTTTTTCCAGAACCCGGACACCCAATCACCAAAATGTTTTTATTCTCAATATTTAATTCGTTTAGACCCATTACGCTTTAACTTTTCGGATTTTAGTTGTTGCTTTCCAAACATGATTACACCAAGGCTTTACTATTCCAGTTCCTTTTTCAGCAGTAAATCCACCCCTATAATCAAAAGCGTTTTCTCCAAACTCATTGTTTAATTTATCAATGTCCTCAAATGATATTGCATTATCCTCGGTGTTTTTAACCCAATCTTTACAGAAATCATGGGAGGTGCTTAAAAGTTTATCACTAATTTTATTAGGATGGCTGGCGTAACTTATGCCTGGAGCAAGGTCATAAGTATACTCTGTGTAAATTTCTGTTTTTATTCCGTTATCGAAAGCCTTCTTGGTTGGCTTAAATCCTCCGTTTTCTTTGGTAATAAGCTTCTTTTCATCTAGCCAATTCAATGATTTTTTAACCACAGATTTTTCAATATTTAATTGTTTGGCTATTTGTTCTTCTGTGAGTTCTGGATTGTCTTTAAGTGCCTTTAATACATTATTTTTATCCCCATCAGTAACTAAGTCTTTTAAATAAACTTGGTCAGAATTATAAACCGCAGATTCTAAAACTTCATCTTCTAAGTTAATTTTGTGAGCGTATTTATTAAATAGGGTTAAGAATGAATTATATTTGTCATGTGAAGCCATTTGAACATCACCAATGCCTAACATTTCTTTTGCCTTATCTGTTGCAATGCCATAAGATTCTAGGCGGTGTATTGCCATCACATCATTCATTCCCGGTCTGCCTTTTGCATGGTCACGAATTATCCTTAATATGTCTGCATTCTCTGAAGCGGTTAAGCCTTTCAAATTATCATTTACTTGTGCTTGTTGTACTGGCGCAATTATTGGTTGACCATTTGCATCCAATACTTCAGGTATCTTAACACCGTATTTTTCAATGATGTAATCAGTAATAATTTGTGGATTCTTTGTATTTAAAGCAGTTACAACAGCTTGGTTATCCAAAGGTAATTCACGCCCAATGTTTTCAACTTGCTCAATTACAAATTCACATTCCTCACCAAATCGTAAACGGTACATGTCAGAATACCACTTTAACCTATTTTGTTGTTTTGGTTTTACATACTCATTTATAAACAATTCCTGAGCCTCAATCATTTCTGTACGTTGACCCAATAAACCCGGTGTTTGTTGTTTAAATAAAACAGCAGGTACACCATGACCTAATAATATTTCTTCCCGGTTACGTTTGGCAATTTCTTGATATTGTTTATCAAGGTCACTAGCGTTTAAACTTGCTACCTCTGCCCCTTTTCCACCTTCGTTTGTGAATGATAAAACGGTACTTCCGGCATTCTCAGTGCCAGCATGTTCCTTTAATAATCGGTTTTTAATGTCTTGCTTTTGTTCATCCTTAATCTTTCCTGAGAATATGGTTACAATTGTACCAGCACTAAAGTTATTTTTAGGTAAGGCATTAAAGAATGTACTTACCTCAATGTCTGTATCAATTGCTAATGTCGCTCCCATCCATTCAGGTTTGCCATAAGCCATGTCAGTTTTTTTTGAGCTTGGCGTATAACGTCTACGAACAATTACTGAGCTTTCAACCATTCCTTCTTTCCATAGTGGAAAAGGAATAGGTTTATTTTTCATATACTCTGACCAGTTCTCAGAATAGTGAACATAGTTCATGCATTCTGACATTCTGCATTTAGCAAAATCTAAATGAATAAACTCTAATGGTTGACCTAATATATTTGAGTTTACAAGGATGTATTCATTGCCGCTTATACACTCATCTAAATCTAAACGCTTGTTTAAATTGTATGCATCAATTGACTTTAACCATTGCTCAGCCTTTGGGTTTTGTTCCTTTGGCTTAATGCTTACTCCTGATAAATACCGTGCTTTACCATTAACAATTGCACCATGTGCAGAACAATTAAGGTATAAGTAAATTAAGTATTCAGGGTAATCATTTTTATCACCCCATTTAATAATGCCTTTTGAGCTATCTACTTTTGTAGTAGGTGATTGATTTGCGGCAAGCGATACCACATACACATTGTCAGTTAATTGAGTTGTTATTAGTTTTTTCTTACTCATACTGTGTGTTTGTTACATCCGATCCCGGATATTCTGTATTAGTGTGTGTTGTTGTATCATACACCTTACACATGCCATCATCCTCTACAATGTTTAAGCCTGATGGATTAAGGTTTGTTGAACTTGACTGCTCGTATACTTTATAATCGTAACTACCCGGTGATAGGTTTACCTGACCACTGGTTGCAACTGGACTTGGTGTATCAGTTATAATAAACTTATTATATCTGTAAAGCTCAGTTGATAGTTCAGTAGGTATGCAATAGGATTTGGCTTTTGTCTGTACATTTATAAACTCAAACAGATAGTACACAGGCGAAAGCGTTGTTTTTTCAAACAACGTTGGTGTTATGGTATTTGCCGTGTTTTTTGTTATTGCAATGTCAGCCATCTATACTAATAATAAAGAAGTTTTAAAAAATGAAATAAAAAAAGCAACCTTACGGGGTTGCTCTTTATGATGAAACAAAACAGAATTAATAATTAAGATGCAGGTGACAAAAGCGTTGTGATTAAAGCTGAGTTAACCTCTAATGCTGGAGCATTTTGAATTGACTCAAATGACCATACATTTCCGTGGAAACCTGACAATTCTTTGCTTGATTTGTTTTCCAATGAAATTAACTCCATTCCTTTAACACGTCCAAATAATCTATAAGTATCGGTATTATCTTTAACAATAATGATTGTAAAGTTTTTAGCTACTAAGTCACCCTCAAAAGTTACACCAGTTGTAAGTTTATTTGTGGTAAACATTACTTTGTGTAAGTAGGTATTGATTGAATTTTCTTTGTTACCAGCTAAGTCATAAGAAAACTCACCACGTTCTTTGTCAAGGATGTAACGTCTAAATTGCTTACCTGTTGCACATGTTAAAGCTGTAACAACGTTTGCTGTTACGGTCATGGCAGATAAATTTACATTGTCATACTCACATATAAGTACTTCATCAATTCCTGATGCTTGGTCTTTACAACCTACAAATGTATATCCTTGGGTTAGTGCGCAAGTTGGCATGTTTTAAAATTTTAAAAGTGAAAGGGAGTTTTTACGCTCCCTTATTATTTTTTATCCTCCGTACAATACAATGTATCTTTGGTTGGTTACCCAAGTGGCAAAAGCCTGTACGTTTTTATAGTAATATTGTTGAGCGCCATTCGCCATTTTCCCTGTTTCAAGGTTTGACAAATCACCTACTAAATCCATAAGGATTTTTAAGTACATTGGCGGTGCGATAATCATAAAACCAACTAAAGGCTTAAATTTGATTTCGATACCGTTGTAGTAGATTTTCTCGTTTGCTCCACTACCTTCAACTAAGAAGTTTACTTGTTGTGCAGCACCAACAGCGTTGTTTGCAATTTTAATTAGCTGTCTGTGAGCTAAAGGAGCAAACCAAGTTGGTTTTGTTTTCTCGTTTGCTAATACTTTAGGGTCAAGTGTTGCAAATGCTAATGCATATTGTGCAGCAATGTTTGACGAAGTAATTGCAGAGATTGACAATACTTTTTTGTAGTCACCTAAACCAGCACCCGGTGTTAATTTAGCTTGTGAGCTGTTATAAAGGATGATTGCAGGGAAACTATTAATTAAATTAGTAGTCATTGCTGCAACTAAAGTTTGCGCACCAGCAGATATTGAACCTTGAGCAGCACCCGGAGATAAACCAGCAATAGCGGTTTTTTGAGCTGAAGTTGCACCATCCCAAGTTTTGTTCTCCATATCCTGACAAATTGCAGGGGAAATATCTTGTAACACGTAGTTATCAAATTCACTTGATACCAAGTTAAATGCACCAGCTTTCATTGAACGCTCAAAACGAGTATCCAATAAAGTAGCGTAATCAACTGTATCAGCATACTGAATACGAGTTAATGTTACGGCAGTGCGGTTAAATGCCAATGAATCAGAGCCAGCAGATACAGCAGCACTTGAATAAGCAGCCATGTTAACGGTTACTTTTGACTCATAAACCTCTGTTCCTGATTTATGGTTTTCTTGGATATCTACATCCTTGTTTCTGAACGTTCCCCAATCAGCGTAAATTTCTTTTTGGATTTCGTCTAGTTGTGACTGTGGTAACGATGTACCTGTAAAACTAATTGGCATGGTATATTGGTTTTATTTTTTTACTTTTTTTCGTTTGCTGTCATTAAGGCAACATTTTCTTCGTTTGCTTTTTTAATAAATGCCTCTTTATTTTCTTCGTTGTATGTGTGTGCTTTTAATTCATTGGTTAACCATTTGATGTCCTCAGCAGTGAATAACTCACCTTCTGATTTTTCTTTCCCGGCTAAATATTCTTCAACTGTTTTACCGTTTAAAGCTTTGCTGAAATCAGAGTATGATACACCTGCTTCAAATGGGTTTACAAATTCTTTTGTTTCTGTGTTAGCGTTACTTTTTCCCATATCTTTTTTGTTTCTGTGTTTGTACTATTTGTAAATTTTCTCGCCTCTGTTATATCTTAACAGTTCGTAGTTGTTCATTTCTGATACTGGTTTTTCAACTCGTTCAGCAGAAAGGTTTGTTGTTACGATTGGAGTGTTTAATATTTTGTCGATTGTTTTAAAAGCTACTTTGTTGGCTTCTTTTAAGTCAGCAATCTCTTTTTCAAACCATGTTTTTTGAGCAGCTAACTTTAATTCAAACGCATCTTTTTGAGCAGACATTTGAACAGCCATTTCAGCCATTGGGTCAGCAGTTTCAGTGCTAACAGCAGCAGCATTTTCTACCTCAGTTACAATGCCAGCAGCAACAGTAATTGAAGTACCGTTATCAAATACATACTCACCATCAAGTACAGGTGTAGTACCTGCTGCATCCGAAAACGCTTTTGATGTTGTTGGAACAATGTTGCCATCTGCATCAGCACCAGTAATAAAAACGCTTACACCTTCTTTAGTCTTAAACTCTTTTGGAGCTTCAGCAGCTACTACCGGGGCAGCAACAGGAGGGTTTAAATGCGTATTTAATTCAGTGATTTCTTCAGGTGTAAATGCTTCTTTAAGAGCTTTAAACGCTTTACCTAATAAATTAGATTTGTCTTTTGTGTCAGTTGATTTGCTCATATGAATAATAATAAAGAAGTTTATATTTGTGAAAAAAGCTTGGGTAGTAATTCCTCTAATTCCTTAGAGCTATCGTTGTTTGATAGCTGAACAGGTACTTGACGAAATGCCGCATGTATTGACCAGCCTTTATATTTTTTGTCTTTTATTTCTTGCCACTTAGTAGCATCTTTAACCTTAGCACCTAAAAAAGCTGTACCCTTTGGCAGGTGTTCATATCCTTTTACAAAAGGCACTAAGTCATTAGTTATGATTGATTGGAAGAATGTAAAGCCGTCAAGTAATTCGTTTTGATGGTCAGCGTTTACATTGTTAGCACGGTTATGCTCAAAAAAGTTAACAATGATTCTTTCAATAGTTGGAGCATCAATAGTTAAATCATATTCCTCACCGTTTTGGTTACGGTATACTTCCATGTCAGGAATTAATACTGGTCCAAAAACAATACGTTGTTCCTCATCCTGAATGGATAGATTAACGTTGTTATTGTTTTCTTGATTTGAGAAAAATACCCAGTCCTCTTTTATTGCCGGGTCTAACACTTCACTTACAGCAAAAATGCCAAACTTGATTTCATCACCGGGTTCAAATACTATTCTTTTTAATGGGCGTACCATAAATAGAATAATAAAGAAGTTTTATTTCCTTAAAATCAGTATTCAGATTGTTTGTTGTACTTATCTACTTGACCAGTTACAGCACGGTTTTCAGTTTCAACTAAGTATGCTTTGATTGGGATTTGTCGACCTTGTGAATCGTAGCTGGTTGAAGCCTGTTGTTGTGTTTGTGGTAATTGTGGAACGGATGTATTTAAGTTACTTCCTAAACTTGGGATGCTAATACTTCCAGTACTTCCAATAGATGTTGAACCTGATGAACCACCGCCATCAAAATTGGTTGCTAATATTTTACCTACATTTATTCCGGCAAGTCCGGCATTTATGCCAGCAAGTATTTGACCTCCCGGTGGTGGAATAGTCAACGCTGCTTGAACTGAACGTATACCATCTTGAATAGTACGAGCCACATTAAATGCTTTATCCACAGCAAACATTGCTTTTCTAATTTGCAATTCCTTCGCTGCATTTCCTTTTGATGCGTTTAAAGCAAGTTGCCCAGCAAGCTCAGTTAAACCAATTGCTGCTTGTACTCCTTTTTGTTTTGATTCAAGTATAGCATCTTCCTGTTCTTGGTTGAGTTTCTTTTTAAATTCACTCTCAGCAATTAATCTGTTTGCTGCTTCATTCCTTGCTTGCTCATCCTCTTTATCCTTAATCGCTTTTGCATCCTGTTCTTCTTTCAGTTTCTTAGCTGCATTCTTTTTGTCGATTTCATTTAATCGTGTACGTTCAGCCTCTTGCTTTTCTTGGTCGGCAACTGCTGCATTAAATTCATCCTCCAAAGCTTTCTTTTTAGCTTCAGCCTTTTCTTTATAACGCTTTAATTCTTCCTCATGTTTTTTCTTTGAATCAACCTCAGCTTTTATTTCAATAGCTTCTTTATCAGCAGCAGCATTTTTAATTAATGCCGTTGACTCGGTTAATTGTTTTTTAAGCTCATCGGTAAACTCTCCACCTGCTCTTATGTGAGCTGCAATCTGCAACATGATAGCTTTGTTAGTATCAATAATAGCTTGTTGTTTGGCTTTCTCGATTTCAACTGTTGACTGTCCGGCTGCATTTGCTTTCTTCATTTGTCTATCAAATTCTGCCGATTGTTCTGATAAAGCCTCTTTACTTTTGGTAAAACCCTCAATCATTGCCTCGGCTGCTTTTTCCATAGCCGTGTTTGTCAATCCCAATTTGTCAGTTAACCAGTTTACTCCATCAGTAATTGCAGATATAATCTCACCAACAAAGCGCAATGATTTAGCAAGTAATCCCGAACCTTTAGAAAGGCTATCGAAATTCTCAATTAAGTACATGACACCCTGAACAATCAACATCACCCCGGTTGCAGCCAATGCCGACTTAACAGCAGTTAAACCAACCTTTACTTTATCAAAATCTAAGTTCCGTAAGCCTTCGCCTAATTGTGCAAAACCTTGTGTGCTTCTTTCAATACCCGAACCCTTAAGCGATTTTGTGGAGTCACTTAAATCCTCCATCTTATCCCTTAACTGAGATACACTTTTACTGGCTTTGATATACTCCTGTGAGCCTTCACCATATTTTAATGCTGCCTTTAATTGCTCATCGGCTGCTTGCTTAGTAGCTAGTTTTAATTCTTTAACGCTGCTAATGGCTTTGTCTACACCATCAATTTTAACGGTAAAACCTAAGCTTTCAGTTTCATTTGCCATCTTTTCTTATTTTAGCTTGTATCTCTTTAATGTGTTTGAGTAAGTCTGCATTGGTTAAAAATGTAGACATCAAAAGAAGGCTCTGAAAACCATCATGTATTTTGTTGCTGTATTGTTTTAGCTCGCTCATGTTATGCAATTATTTCTGATGATGCTGTATAGTGTACACTTACCAAATCCCCAACTGCACCATTTACAGTTGCCTCACTCGTTGCTGTTACTATTGTACCATACAATGTTGTGGCATTTGTTTGAACGGCTGTTGTTCCTTGAACTGCTGGTGTTGTACCTGTATGTCTAAATACAAGTGCGCCAGTAGTTGTTGGTGTAAATAATGTAATGGTTGGTACTTTAAACATAGATACAGGAAACTGAATAGGTATAAAACAACAATTTGCTACACCACTACCCGCCTTACCTAATAGTGCTGATGCTCCATATCCTCCTGTTGCAACTGCTACTGATGCAGCAGGTACTACGTTTAAAGGAAATGATTTACAAAATCTTCTTAAGCATCTGTTTAATGTTAGTGCATAGTTAGGCTCAACATAATCTACAATTTCAATGCCTTGTGTTATTTGTGCCTCTGCTATACTTATGTTATCTGTTGTACCACCTGTGGCATCACTAAAGAATACCATCACTAAGTTTTTTGCGTTCGTTGGCACTGTAAATACACATGATGATTTAACCCATACTGATGCTTGAGTTGTAACATTTAAAAAGCTACCTGTGATAGTTCCATTTTCTCCTGTTGGTGATGCATCAGGTGTTATTGCCACAAGGTTTGTTCCCCAAACTGGGTCAACTCCTGTACTGGTTGACCATGCCGAACCCAAAAATGCGGGTGATGTATCAATTGTTCCTGAGCTATTTAATTGTAATAAACCTAGTTTGTACGTTTGCCCACTGCCGACTTTTTGTTTATGTTTAATTGATACACGAACTTTTTTACCTAGTAAATGCCTCATGTCTTCATTTAATACCCATTGGCTTATCATTACTTTTTTACCTGCTGTGGCTGAAATGATTGAGCCGTAATATCTAGAGTCAAGCCCTGTTTCAGGTGCTGCACCTGTATCAATTTGCGCCCAGTTTAAATTGGATGCTACCGAAGCCGTAACACTCCACGCATCAGCAACTACACCCGCACGTGTTGTTGTAGATATTCCTGTAATGGCTGTTGATGCTGTTGCAACTTTTTGCTGTATGTTAAAGCCACCGTTAACTATGATGTTTTGCTCTTTTAAACCATCGTTTACTAATGTTGAAATAACACCATTGTCATCAATAGCCTTTACTTTTCTATCATTGGTATCAACAAATACTTCTGCCTTGTTTGTTGCTGGTGTTGTTGGGGTTGCCCCCTTTGTCATTTTTAATCCCATAATTGTTTTATTATCCTATTTCTAATATTGAGTCAATGCCTAATTCCAATGTTTTGCCTGATGCTATCTCATAAAATCCTGATACATAAGCTGAGTAACCTGCCGGAATAAGTTGGTCGGTTGTTGGCGAATTACGTGTTAATGCTATATCGGGATTGCTTACTATGTTTGCCTCACTATACAATTCCGTACCTGAAGCATAGTATGTTCTGCTTTCCATTGATACCATCCCGGTAATGTATGGTGAAGGTGTGCCATCAATACCCCCGCCACTTGTATTGGATATTGTAAATGGTGCTGAGTAGCTGTTATTTATTATCTTAAATGTTACCCTAATTGGGAAAGCTGTTGCATCCCATGTGCATGTTACACCAACGCCTATTGTATCTAAGTCAATTTCATAAACCTGATATTTGCCGTCAATGGTAAAGTTCCCGGTTACTGTTCCTACATTTGGTCTAATAGATGCAACTTTACTCTCAATGAGCATTGTATCATTGTAGCTGTTATCAATCGTTTTGTCTTTAACACCAACACCAACGAAGCCTTCAACATCACTGGCTACTATTATATTTTTTGTGGCTATTGCCGCTCCTCTCCTAGCCATGTGCAATAAATGTTTTTTCACTACCAATCACAGCAAAGCTTTCACCGAGATTAGTATTGTTGTTGTTATTACTTATGTTATCATTATACACTTTATTGGCTGAATCGCTGTTGCCATTATCACCTGTTAAATCAACTGCAACTGGTACGAATGGGTCAAACTCGGTAAGCTTCAATAACTCAACTGGTATACTTCCTTCAACGGATGGGTCAAAGTCAGGTACTTTATTTATTAGATAATAAGTGTCATCAACAAACACAGGGATTCTAAAATCAATTTCGTTTATGTCATTCTCTGTTAGTACGAAGTGGTCAATGATTATTTTACTATCAGGGTCACTAATCTGCTTTTCGTATGTTGAATAGTACTTATTCCTTAGGTTGTTGTTTGTCCATGTAGAAGGTAATATACCAGCAGGTGCATAAATCTTTTTAGGGAATCCCCAGTTAATATCCAATGTCGGATTGTACGGGTTATCTGTATGTCCGGCATGTGGAAATGACGTATACGTTGCATACGAACTTCCACCGTTTGTTAATGTCCATTTACTACTTGGTAGGCTTATAGTTCCACTCCAATACAGTATACGAATGTTTGGTTTACATGGGCTTACAGTTGTATTATCCTTTGAAAATATCTGAGGTATTACAGCAGGGATGTTTGGATTAATCGCATAAGGTGTTGGACTGAAGATAACGTCAATAGTTTTGTCACCCTTTACAAAATCATTATCAAATATCTTTTCATCATATCCGTATGCTTGCTTGTATGATTCTTGATATAGCTTATTGTAATAATCGCCATCCTCTTTATAACTATACTTAAAACGTATAGCATCCAAGTCACCTAATAAAATAACGGTTCTTTCTTTCTTCCAGTCCTTTTTATATGTCCAGTCTTTAAACGTGCTATTAGAATAAAAATCCTCTCTTGGCTCGATGATTAGGTTTGTTGGGTTTGTTCTGTCTACCTGTACATAAAGGTTAAACATTCTGATTAACGAACTAATGAAATCAACCTGCTTAATGTTTTTAGGTATCAAGTCATTAGGATTAACAGCAGCACCTTCATAAACCATATTGCTTGCAAACTCTGCTGAGAAGTTTGAGCCACTTAATACTTTGGTTTCAATTGTCCATGTATCAGAACCTGACCCGGCAGCAACAGTTGTGAATACTGAAAACTCCCATCTAAACTCAACCTTAACATTTACTGAAGCCGTTAAGCTATAATTGGTTAATGGTATTGATAGATTGTTAGAGTTTGATGAGCCAAAGTTTAAATTATTGAATGGTATTTGTGCCATACCTGAAGCACCACCACTAATTATTACAGTGAGGTTGCCACTACCCATTGTAAAATTTGACCCTGTTTGTGAAACACCGTTCTTTTTAAATATGACGTTTAAGGCGATGTTGGCATTAACAGTATAGGTGTTAGTTATTGCGGGTGTTAAGTTTGGCGTTGCAAATATTCCACCAGCATCATAAATTTCATTCTGAAACTGTACTGTGGTGTATGATGTTGTATTAAGTATTAATGTTGGGAAGCTGGTTGCTACAAACGTATTACTTACTGCCGCTTGTGTTCCGTCTGCATCTGCCCTAAACTTATTGTTATTAATTACTGTTTGGCTTAGTAATGGTAAATCGGTTGGTGGTATGATTAACCGTTTAAAGAATGTAGAATCTAAAAATGCAGATGTCCATGTATATCCAGCAGCATTAAAAATATCCTTTACATAATCCCACACAAATAAACATGCTCTTAAATGGTGAGGCTTAACATAACTCATATTTGAATTATTAACACCCCAATCAATGAAAGGGTAAACATATCCACCTGCTCCGGCAGCATTTGCCCAACTACCCGCCACGTTTGCAGCAGTTACATTGTGTATAGATGTTGGGTGTAAATTTCCCCAGTCAATATCAGTTAATAGTTTGTTGTTGATTGCTGAAAAGAATCCTAACTCACGCCCTACAATTTGTGTTTCAAAACTTCCTTCCCCGGTTAATTGGTTTAATCTTATTCTGTTTAATTGTAACCTACCCTCAAATTGTTGTATTTCTTTTTTATAGTAATACGCATCTACCACCTTATTTGGGTTGAATGTTTGCAGCTCGATGTTAGCATCAAAAGCAAACTCAAAGAACTTTATTGATTCTTTTGTTAATGGGATGCTTACCGTTTTAGACATTGAACCGTTCCTCTTTTCAGGGTTTCTAATGTCTGCAACTTGGAGTGAAATAGAAGTAGGTATACCATTAGCTAAAGGCATATTAAGCTCAACTATATCACTGGCATTTTGCCTATTTACTAATTGAAGCCTATAATCAACCACGTTGTTTATTGTTAGTGTAACCTTGACGTACTGTTATCTGGAAATAAGGATTGCCGCTATTCCATTTCTTTAACTTCTTGTAACTTGATGTTTCAACCTGAACAGGAACTAAACCAATGGTCGAGCCGTAATCAATGTATACTGATGCTGAGTCAACAATCTCGGCAAACATGGCTATTTCTTCATAAGTCAGCCAGTCGGTATTCAACGTTAACTTTACCTTAGTTGTAGAGTTTAATGTTATCTCATGCCCTGAGAATGTTGAGAATTTATAAACATTAGACACTAATGAATAAGGGTTACGGCTGTATGTTGTTTTAACCGTTTCGTTATTGATTTCGCTAACCTTTGGAAATGGAACGCTCTCATATCTGCCATTAGCAAACAACGCCTGTAAAACAAACGGCTCACATTTAGCCTCACATCCTATGGTTACGTTCATAACCTTAGCGGAGTTATCCATGTTAATTAGTTCGTACCTTGCAACACTTGCCGTGATAATAGGATATGCCCCAGTAACTAACCCTGAACTTATTTGACTTAAACCTTTATGCCCAACGTCTATACATAAATATTTATCAGTATATGTCCCACTAGCAGAATATGGATTAGCTATGTATGAAGTGGCAATAAAAGCGTTACTCTCATCATAAGTATCAATACGTAATGACCCAAAGTCCCCCGACCCAGTAGACAATAAGTAAAAGAATAATGACTTGTCATCATACGTTGTGTGTTCATAGAAATTACTTAAATACTTATAGTTTGTTGTAAAGCTATTGTATACGTAATCAGTGTAATTGTATGTGGGTAGTTCTAGCTTATCTAGTAAAACACCATTCCATACGATATAATCAATATTTGAACCGGGATAATATGTGGGCGTTGTGCCATAAGTTTCACCAATGTTAACCCTTATCTTTCTGATGGCATCAGTACATTTTTGCCATCCGTATACATTATTTGGTACATAGTTTAATGTGTATGCCTCAGCAAAGAAATTGCTATCAAATACTAATTTATTATCAGAGGGTCTTTTCTTGAATGGTTTTGTGATTGTTGCTGATGTTATTAAATCAGTAAACACTACCGTATACTCAAAGTTTGGTTGAGCTGTTTGGGTGCTTGATGCAGTCCAATAAGCCGGGTCATATACTGGCATAAATGCCTGTGGTTGTGCTAATACAGTTATTGCCATTATTTCTTAAGTGGTGCTATAATTTCTAATTGTAAGTCCTTTCCGTATTCTTCTTTCATTCGTTGCTTTACCTTTTCAAGTCTGCCATCATATAGTACTTCATTAAAAAAGTGTGTTGCCTCATAGCCTCGTTCTTTAATCTTCTTGCTTATTGCAAACACAATCCGCTTTATCACTTTCTCTTGGCTTACTTGCTTTACTGCCTTCCTTACTGTTTTGTTTTTAATCGCTTTTATCTGTTTCTTTTTTAATGGACTCAACCCCTTATTCAATCCCCTCGACTTAATCCATTTCTCTAAACTTATCTGCCCTTCTTTACTTATTCCTTTTCCGGCTGCTCTGCCTGCATTTACCCATTGATAGTAATTATTCAAGTACAAGGAAACGCCTATTATATTACCATCGTTATCAACATAGCTTATTCTTATTGAAGCCTCCAAACGTGTATCACCACTAAACCCATTCTTTGATTTAGCAGCCATCTTTGATTTAAGGTTCGACTGTAAATCTTCCTTAAGACTTTGCCCGAATAACTCTAATAGGTTGCTTACACTCATTGTTTGTTTCTTAGTTTTGCTTCCTCTTTTGCTACCATTGCCACGTCCTTCATAAACTGTAAATGGTTAAAGCATTCAACAACATTTTTTAAAAGAACTTGCTCTTGTGTTAATCCTAAATCTTTTCTCAACGCCTCTAACACTGCATACCAACCATAAGTTTTTGCTAACTCGATGCTTGGCTCAAGGCTGCCTCCTCCGCTATCTTCAAATAATCGTTTATAATTGGTGTCAAATACTCCAATACTTTGGAATAAAAAAAAACCAGCCCTAATACTTGACCAACTTTTGCTTGCTTCATTATTTCGGCTGTCTGTATTTGGTCATACTCTAACCCATACAATTGTACAGGTGCGTAAATACACCCAAGTAATCGGTGTAGGTTCTCAGTTTTCTTATCATCCCCTTCAGCCAATATTGTTTTTAATGATGCGTATTGTCCGTAATTGCCTTTAGTTATGTCGGTTAATCCTTTATAGAATTGATTATCAATTATGATAGTGTCATTTATCTTAACTATGTCGGTAGGTCTGGTTAAGAATTGTACCCGGTCAATCAATGGCTGAAGCTTCTCAAACTTCATTTCCTCATAGTATGCCTGTTCTTTACCTGATAAATAGGATAGTATGTTAATCCACGCATCAGTACTCGCACCACGAGCAAGGATTTTATCTGAAAATTGATACTGCTCAACAGTTATCTCATCGAATGAATTAGGTATCTTCATACCTTTAATAATAAAGAAGTTTTAAAAAATGAAATGGATTAGGCAAACTCCATTGAACTACCCTTGCCTATCTTATTTAAAGCGGCATATCTTAATGGGTCGATAAGGTGAGCAACATCAGTTGGAACGTTTAAAGATTTACCTGTTTGGTCTACCTTCCACCTGTATGTTTTCATTTCTTTTTGGAAGTTAGCAGAGCGTTTTGTTATGTTTATTTTGTAACGTTGGAGTATATCAATTGAAGCGTTAACACTATCATTACCCTTTTTTGCTGGTAGAACATTAAACCCTTCATCCCTTAACTCTTGTATTGATTTAGGCTCTGCACTATCTGCAATTATTTCTTCCCATTCATCAATGCCTAATTCCTCAAACTTCTTGGCAATCATTGGGTTTGTTAGCCGGGTGGCATATAATAGCTCATCACAGTATAGCTCACCGTTTTGCATGTACACAGATATTAAACCTGTTTGGTCATTGGTAAACCCAAAGTCAAGCGCATAACATATTAACTCTGCATCTTTAGGTATATCATCACACACATCCCAGTTTTCAAACACAACACCCTGCAAGTTGCCAACATGTCCCAAACCGTATACCTTCCATTTATTAGCCCAGTATTTATTCTTAACGTTGCTTTCATCAAACAACTTAGTGGCGTTAATATCATAAAATCCTTTATCCCGGTATTCTAATATTGATTTCTTTTCGCTTTCTGATAAGTATTCGTTATCCTCAAATGTTAGTGTGATAAAGTTATGCTCGTTAATATAGTCATCTCCCCAAAATAATTGATCGGGGTTATAGTCAATAATGGTTAAACCAGCACGAGATATAAACTGTACAGCCGTTTCAATATCCATCTTATCAGCTTCGTTTATGTATAGTATGTCACGCCTAAAACCTTTACCAACATCCACAACATCAGCACCTAAAAAATCTAGGTAGCTATCGTTTGGATATTCATGTTTGCTTTCGGATTTATTAAAGTCATTCTCATTTGTGATAACTCCCCAGTCCTTGCATATCTTTTTATAATCCCGGATAACTGTTCGTTTCATCTTAGATAATTCAGATGATAATACAGTTGCTTCCTTTTCTGAAGAAAGTAATGCTTGGATTATTAACTCTAAAATGGATATGGTTTTACTTGCACCCTGACCACCACGAACAACAAACACATTTTCTTGCGGGTTGTTGGTTATTAGTTCGAGTATCTTGTAGTAAGCTTTGGAGTACTTATATTTATTTTCTGTTTGCAATATCAGGAAGGTTTGGAATGTTCAAGCCGCCTTTATGCTCGGTTTCAATCTTAGCAATAAGCCCCAGTTTTTTAGCCACTAGGTTGGCATCAAACAACTTTACGGCTGCTCCTTTATAGTTATGTACAAAACAGTTTTTACGTATGCGTGTAATGATAGTGGCATAATCTTTATATCTATCATCTTTATTAGATGCGTAATCACCTAAATCTTCAATGAAATCTTTGTCAGCAAGGTAGCATTCAAAACCCTCAAATGTAATTGGAGTTTCAAGCTTGGTTGTAACAGGGTTACCATCCTTCCCAACATAGTCAGTTCGCTTCATTGGATTTTCAGCCTCGTGTTTAACGTAATCTTGAAAAAGCCCCCAAAGCTTCTCAGGCGTTTCTATGTATTTATGTTTTGCCATCGTCAATCAATTTTTTAATAAATCCATCAAAATGCCCATTACAAAAAAAATCAGACTCATACTCTTTATAAAAGTCTTTGCCCGGTTTAAGTAATACAGTATGGAATGTAAACACCTCATGTTCATGCCTTATGAACTTTGGCGCATTACCTTCATTTGGTTCTTTATCCTTTGCCATTTGTTATTTGAATAGTGGATATTTATTATTATTTAATGCTTCCTCATAGTATTTAGGCATTTTAAACTGATGGTTATACTTTTCAATTGTATTCGGAATTAAATCATAAAGTCTTTTAAGGTCTGTTACAATTTGTTCAGCCGTTAATTTTGTTCCGGGTTCTTTATCCTGTTTTGCCATTATGTTTGTTGGTAAATAATACCATCTATTGAGTAAAGTATAGTGGTTGCCAGTTTAGTTCTATCATTACGCCTCTACTCCTTTATTCAATATCAACGTTTCAATCTTTTCGTTAATGTCGATTTTCTTTGTATACTCCTTTATCATTGCTTCAATGTCCACATCACTTAAGCCTTTGTTATCATTAAGGCATAGGTATTTGATTTTCTTATGGGCTGAACTAACAGAAAGTAAAACATGGTATTCGCCTTTCAATGCTATTTCTTCCAAATACTTTTGGAGTCCTGAAACATTAGCAGTTTCTTTTGTTTGAGGTATCTCTATAACTACGATGGGTTTTGCCATTATTTACCTCCCTTTTCTTTTTTAGGTTCAGTACTTTTTGAAGTAAGCTTTTTTAATTCGCCTTTAGCCCAGCGAAGCATATCAATAAGACATTCACGGCATGAGCCATTAACGTTTACAGATGGGAACTCAAGTAAAAACTCTTTTACCATTGGTTTAAGGATGTCATTATCCGGCTGAAGTTCTTGGTTAGTTTCAATCCATACGTCAATAACTGCTAGGTTTTGTTCAACGTGTTGTGCTAATTCTTTTGTCATGCTATATCTAGTTTTAAGGTTTCTTTTATTTCGTTAAAGTCTTTTCTAATATAGTACTCTGAAGTTTCCATTCTTTGTGCCACTTTAGGTATACCTTCGTTAACACACATAATCATCAGTTGCACTTTCTCATTATCCTTTTCTGCCCATATTCGGGTATTTAAAGTATCTAGGCGTGTTTCATGTTTCCTTCTTTGTATGTCAACTTCTCGTTCAACTTCAATATCTTTGAATATGTTTTTAGTTCTAGGGCTTATGTCAATATCTTCCTGTTCGTTTCCTATGTTGTAAAATATATCAAGGTCATCAGGTAACTCAATTGATATGGCTGATGTTTCACTTAAAGGGCTATCCCCTCCTTTTCTTACCGTGGTATTATATTTCTTTAAACACTTGCGGCTTTGGTAAATAGATTTAATTATCCATAACCCGATATTGTGAAGCCTGTTGCGTTCGTGAAACTCCAATATTGTTTGGGGTGACACCTTGAGAAATCCCAAGTATAACTCATGTAATAAATCCTCGTGCAAATATCTTCCATTGTAATACCTCACGCATACCCTCTTGTAATAATCATAATTACCTGAGTAATGAGAGTCGATTATTTCTTTAGGTGTGGTGATTTACAAAAGTCAGATGATAGCGTTGTTTTATCAATCGGACTAAATCCCGATAGTTAACAGCGTTTTCAACAAATAAAAAACCCTGATGGTTAGTCAGGGTTAGTTTGATCGGAGGAGGTTGGTGTGGGTTATCTCACAGTAAATGTGGTGTCTTTATAGTAAAACTTACTTATGCTATCTTTCCAAACACCATTAATATAAATATTCTTATAAAGTTTAATTACCCTATTAAATGTAGGAGGGTATGAATTTGATGAGCAATCGCCAGCCGCGAACTGAGAAGTTACAACAAAATCATTCTTCCTTAATCTTGTTTGCATAATGTTACCTATTCCTCCACCTGAAGGCATAATTAAATAATTTGAGTCTACATTAGAAACAGAAATTGTTGTTCTAAAATACTGTGATAATGAGCCACAATTAGGATTTTTAATGATTGTTGTGTGCGTAGTTAAAAAGAAATCGTACGTAGTATCATTAACAACAGGTGCAGGTGTTGGTGTAGGAGTAGCCGGGGCTGCTGTATCTTTCTTTTTGCAATATGCCAGTGTTAAACAAGCGAGTATTATTAAGGTGTATTTTTTCATAGTTGTATGGTTTTTGTTTATAAAATGTTCTTTGTGATTTTACCCTTTACAATATAAACGTGTAGAACTTTTTTTGTGTGGTTTATATCGAACTCATCAAAGGTAGTGTTTTCTGACTTAAGTACCCAATGGTCTTTATCCTTTCCTTTATGTATGTATTTTAACAATCTTTGTTCTTTTGTTACAATAAGGTAAGCCTCACCAAATGATATAACCTCCCTATCTTCTATTTTCTTTATAGCTATTAATTCGCCTGAGCAGTACTTAGGGTACATAGAGTTGCCGGATATATTAATAAACATATCACAATCTGCAAATGCTGGCACTGAAATGTATTGCTTGATATACTCGGTTTTGTCTTCATTAAAGATAGAAACATTCCCGGCAGTTGCATCAATATCATAGTATGGGACTGGCTTAGAAGCATCAAGAATCATTGACTTTAATCCTATTTCTTTGGCAAGTTCAACATACTTAATAGGTATTTGCCTTTCTTTAAACAGAAGGTCCAGAGTATTCCTTGTTATACCGAATAGCTTTGAAATCTCCTCTACTGTCCTTTTATCTGCTTTAATAGCTAGTTTTAAATCATCTCCTGTCATACACAAAAGTAAAATTATTAGTTTGATAATCAACTAAATAATACATTTTATTACATTTTTATTTGTTTTGTATTATATCTATTAGTACATTCGTATCACCAAATTATTACAATAACAATACACAACAATGAAAGTAACAGAGGCAATAAAAAGCGATTTAAAGAAAACCTTAACAATGCTTCCTAGTGGTTCTCAAAATAGAATTTCCATCACAACAGGTTATTCTCAAAGCTATATAAGCAAATTTTTTAATGGTCAATATGAGATTACTCATGATAATGAGAAAATAATTGATGCAGCCATAACCATTTTACAAGAGGACATTGACAGGGAGAACAGATTAAAAAACAAGCTTCAATTGGTAATTAACTAAACCGACTATAATGACAACAACCTACACCATCACCCCAGCAGGTCACCTTATGAAGGTGCAACGAAAAGGACAATGCAGAATAATGCAATCGAGCAAAAGCATGTCTTTTGTAATTGAAGATGCCAAAACCGAGCTTGAGAAAGAAGCAAAGTTAATGAAGCAAATTGCGTTTTGGGAACTACCCACAGGCGTGTTAGGCTCAGGGTCTTTCAATATTGATTTATACAACCGAGTATTAGAGGCAAAGGGGGTTAAACATGCTTAAGCTAATAGAAACATTAAACACAACTGAGAATCACAAAAATGTTATTCCTAGAAGTGTATCACCGGGAGCAAAGAAAATGTTACGTGCGGTTATTTCAGTAATGAATATACTAGGCAAAAAGGCACAAGTGCATACAACATTTATGAGTTTCAATGGATGTAATATTAATGATGTGTATGTAAAAACAGAAGGGTCTATAATACTACGTGACTGTTTAAATATTGATAAAGTAGTAAATGACTTTATGATTATCCCCTCAAAAGATTCACTATTCATTCAAATAAACTAAACTAACATGTGTTACGTAATCGACAGCGCAATTGACCATGAGAATTGGTTAGCCAAACAAGGTACAACGGATGAAATCATTAGCTGTACATTCTGTGAGAAAGAAGTTAATGTAATTGACACGGTAAAGATTACCCCGGTATATGATAGGATTTGTAAAAAGTGCTGTGAGAATGGAACAGTATTAGAATGGATAGTTGCTGAATCATACCCCCACGATGTACAAGCACACATCAATGAATTAAAGAAAGAATACGAGCAAACATTTAAGAGTGCATTAAAAATATAACAATTAACAACTAAACGTATGGAAAGTAAATTACCAACACTAGCAGATTTAACACAAGATGTGGAACTGGCTTATAAGTCAGACCAGTTAAACTTCTTATTAAATCAACCGCCACCTCAAAAATGGGTTAAAACACACCCATACATTAAAGGGTATCAGTATTTGCCTATTGACAAAATTGAGCATTTACTGAGGAAAATATTTAAGAGTTATAAGATTGAGATAACAGCACAGGGTCAGGCTTTTAACGGTGTTTGGGTTACTGTACGTGTTCACTTTCTTAACCCGGTTACAAATGAGTGGGGCTATCATGATGGTATAGGAGCAGCACAATTACAAACAAAAAAAGATACATCACCTGCCGATTTATTAAATATCAACAACGGTGCTTTATCAATGGCTTTCCCAATTGCTAAAACGGTAGCCATTAAAGATGCCTGTGATATGTTCGGTCAACTATTCGGGTCTAACTTAAACAGAAGAGATATTATTGAGTTCTCACCTGACCTTAATTTAAAAATGGACTGGGACTCATTAAAAGAACTATGGGAGCTTAAGAAAGAAAGTGTGCCAACCGATGAACATGAAAGCTGTATCAGGATAATTAACTCTAAAGAAACATTAAGCTACAAGAAATTAAAAACCTATTTAGAAAAACTATAATGGAAGGCATATTACACAACCAACTACGTAACGGCAATTTTACATCATCTGAAATATTTGAGCTATGTACTAGCGGCAAAAAAGTAGGCGAGCTATCTGAAAAGGCAAAGAAGTACATTAATAAAAAGAACATTGAAAGAAAGCTTGGACGTTCATTGAACTTAAATAAAGGTAGTAACGCTACACGTTGGGGTAACTTTATTGAGTACCGTGTACATAACTTACTAGGCTTAGGCTATGAGTCAATAGGTAACATAACCTTTCAGCATCCTTCAGTTAGCTTTTGGGTAGGGTCACCTGATTTAAGAAACAAAACAGAAAGCGTATGCGGTGATATTAAATGCTATGAGCCTGAGAACTTTGCCGAGTATTTAGATGTGTTATATAAAAATGATACTGAGCTTTTTAAAAAGGAATATCCTAAAGAATACTGGCAACTTGTAAGCAATGCCATAATCATAGGAATGAATTACATAGAGCCTATTGTTTATATGCCTTATGAATCTGAACTACCTGAGATAAGAGAAATGGTGCATGAGTATGATGGTGAGGATATTTGGAAATACAGATTTATTGTAGAATCACCGATTTCTGAACTTCCTTACTTACCAAATGATTGTAAGTACTATAAAAACCTAAACGTAATCCGGTTTGAAGTACCTCAAAGCGATAAAGATTTTTTGACAGAACGAGTAATTGAGGCTGGTAAACTATTAATAAACATTTAATATGGAAGCTGTTTTTTACAATACAATACAAGCAGATGGGCAAATGCTCATAAAGTTTGAAGATAGAGCCGCCAAACAGGATGCTGTTATCCTTGAATACTTTGAACGTAGACCATACGAGAACTTTACACCTTGGGAGGTTTGGAGTTACTTAAACGGTGTAGGATTTAATTACCCGATCACATCAGTAAGAAGGGCAATAAATACATTAACTAAAAAACGAAACCTTAGGAAATTGGATGGCATCCAAAGACCGGGAGAATTTGATACACCAAATAATACTTGGCAATACAATGCTTCTGAACAGGAAAGACACTGAACAATTTAAAACAGATTGGAACGAACTAACAACACAAGAGCTTTGCAATAAATACAACACCCATAAGAAAGCGGTATTAAGCAAAGGAAAAGAATTAGGACTACCTAACAAGTATTACGGCTGGTGGTCACAAAGTAAGATTGAACGCTTTAAAAGCATCTTTTCTATGTCGACTATTGAGAACTTAAAATTTGAATTTGAATGCGATTACACAACAATAAACAAACACGCTAAACAATTAGGATTAAAGCCATGAGTGAATTAAAAATAAGCAATGTAATGACAGCAAGTAGTGGGGATAATAACACCATTGACTGTGAGATAACAAACAGTAAAAACGAACATATTGGATATGCTGTATTGACAATAAAGAAAGGGCATGATGTTGAAAAGCGTTTTGAGAATGCCATTAAATTAATGTTGACACCACTAAAGAAAAAGCAACCATGATTGTATTAAAGATAGTAGGAGCATTGTTATTTATCATAATGCTTTTCATAGGCTTAATAGTAAGGCAGGTTAGCAAAAAGGGTTCACCATTTGACTTAACAGAAGAATCAGAGGAATTAATTATAAATAATAACAAGCATGACTAACGAAGAGGAATTTACATTATTTAAGTCATTTATATTACCACACATTGAGTTTAAAAAAGGTGGGTTTGTTGAGTATGAACAAGTAAATGATGGTTTTGGTAGGATGGTTTATAAATGTAAAATAGGCACAGTTATTAGCAAAGAGCAAATGGAAGAGTATTATCATTTAATTAACAATTATAATTTCATTAACAACATAAAAACCAAATAACCACATGACAATTGACATTAAAATTATCGGTACTAAGCAAGAATTAGAGAAGTACTTTAAAACTAAATTGCTTAACAAAAATTCACGAGAAGTAATTGAGAAACAGATTTCTAAACAAATGAAATCGGAACTGGATTTTACTAATATGCAAATGGAAAGCTCCCTTTGTTTTTCAGATAGCCCTATATATACATTAGTTTTTCAAAGATTAGGGGCTTGTTATATTCCAACGCCAATTAAAAAACGCAAATCAACTAAATCAAAATAACCACATGGGAACAATAACCACAAAAAAACATCTCGAATGCTTATACGCATGGAGCGAATTTTATTCTAAAAACAATCAATGGGCTTATTGGGATAAAGTTCAGGAAGAAATAACTGAGTTTAAATTTTTAGTTGGTTTGGATTAATGGGGGCTGCTATTAGAATTATCTGCATTTGTTTTGCAATATATATGTTTTGTCATGCCTCATACGTTATTATTACTCACAGAGATTGCCAAAATAAAATCAATGCACTTGTAATGACTAACAATATTCTACGTGATTACAAAAGAATGTTCATTGACCATAAAGAAAAATGTGATACAACTCATCAAAATTGCTTTAATACAAATATAAAAAGTATGAAAGTTTCTCCGGTGCATACCATTACATCATGCAATTCTCAAACTGTATTTTGTTCATCGTGCGGTAATAATACCATATCAACAAATGTTGTTGGTATGTTAACTAAAGCTGATGCGGGGTAACGGTTCATGGCTTGTGGCAGTACGGATTAATTAAATAAAATTTATATTATGGAAAAATATATTAGATACAAAGGAAAAGGAGAACATTCAGTAAATGAACTCGAAAAAATTATTGAACAACGAGAAGAAGAACTACACTTAATACGAAGCAATCAGGTAGTATTGCCACAAGCAAATGTTATAAAATCGGTTTGCGAACACAAGCGAACTAAGTATAGTGAATTTTGTAACGGAGATATGTGTTGTGATTGTGGACAACCGTTATGAGCAAACTGTTTTGAATATTCACCTACCATCTCGATTTTGGCACAAGTGTAGCAATGACCGCTAACGGCGGTTGGCAGCTATGCGCTCATTTTAAAATTAAAAATACTATACGGTTAATAAAAAAATGACTATATTTGCATTATGAAAAAGTGTACTAAATGTAAA